TAAGCACAAGGACATAGGACTTGAACAGCATCTGGCCGTTAGAGGGCCAGCGAGCTACTCTAAGAGCATGAAGCAGCTACACGCGAGTATCCGGTCAATCCTCTCAGGGGACAGCGTGAGCAGCGTTGTACAGGCTCTGGTTGAGGATGACGCAGCAGATGCAAAGAGAGCCAAGGATACGGAGAGAGTGAGACGTAAGAGGGCTGCGATACACGCAGACCCAGAAGCTTACGCAGCTTACCTGGAAAGGAACCGTGCTTACCAAAGAAGTAAAGACAGAAGGCCAATCAACAAGAACAAAAGAGAGAGGATGGCAAAATTACCACAAGATAAGAAAGACACTCTGAAGAGACAGCACCGAGAGGCTCGGAGAGAACGCTTCAGTGACCCAGATGTTGGGAAGGCTAGAGCTACTGATCTCCGGGCACGGTCTAGGGAAGTGAAGGGAAGAGTGTGCGCATCATGTGGCTTAAGTGACGATGCTTATACCAAGGCAGGTAAACGATATGGACCAAACCCCCGCTGTGACTCCTGCCTAGTCCGTGGTAGAAAGTATGGATGGTGCGTTAACAAAGTGCACTGCCTTCCACCGTCTCCTGAGAAATTGAAAGTTGTTGGGAGACCTCCCAGGAACTACCCTAAGTGTAACTGCACATCTGGTAAGGTAGACCCAGACTACACAGACGAAACAAAGAAGCTACGTCCTAGGATCCCACTAAAGCCTGAAGTATGGACATCTAAGCCTATTCGTGAGCTTAAGCCTGTCCGTAAGTCTGAGAAGACTCCCATCCGTAAGAACATGAGAGGTAAACAGGTCTTTAGATGGAAAGGGTTGGATAGCACATTAGATCGCATTGCGATGGACACTGATCTATCAATAGACAAACTCAGGCACTACTTAGTTGACAAGCGTATGAGTGTAGAAGACGCCATCAAAGCAATTGAAGACAAATGGAGGACAGAGATCTACCACCGTGCTAAGCAGGTACGTAGTGAGAGAAAGCCTCCAGGCGAAGAGTAACTCCTTACGTGATGTAACTGCTTAGAATTTTGGGACCACTGTACAAGGAACTAGCCTCTGAACTTTATGTCCAGAGGCTAGCTCAGCAATTTAGCTACGTTTCAACTGAAGGTTTAACCCTTAAATAGCTCAATTACTTTGGAGACGCTGGGAGTTGCACCCAGGTGTTGTCCATCTTCCTCACAAGCGTCTACGTGTGTGTCTCAGTGCTGAATCTTACTAACCAGGCCACAGTGAGCATCGCTCCTTAGTTAGCCAGTCCGTTAGGTTTTAGTCTCTCACCAGCGGACCACTGATTTGAGCTTAGCCCATCTTATTGCCCTACACAGCCCCTATGGGCGAGGAAGTGTGCAGGGAGAGTCTAGCTTAAGCTAGGACGGCAACAGGTGCGTCGATCTCAGCCATGAAGGCGTCAATGTTAGCATCTGCTAGCCACTCTGGGGTGTTAGTTGTGTTGACAAATAACGTTTTTAATCGGCTTTTTACGAGGCCATCCGATCAACCTCGACACGCAACTTGTAATTCTTCTAGACAGTCGATTCTAATTCGCCCCCTTGGTTGGTGGGCGAGAGAGCCCAGGTAATTCAACATCTGCCTGAGCCCTCTCTCCCATGTGCCTAGACTATACGGCAGCCTAGGTCTTCTGTCCAGTCTGTTGTTGAGAAACTTGCTTCTGCACATCTGCTAAGGATAGCCCGTTGGCGTCAGCATACTGCTGTAGTGCAGCCTCTTGGGCACTGCTGCTATCGGCTGTTGAACAGTAGCGCTCTTGTGGAGTGAAGTCCACCTTTGATGTCAGACCGGCAGCGTAGTTCCTAGATTGCCCAGCAGCAGCCGTGAATACCTTCCTAACACCAATGGTTCCCGCGCTGTAGTTCATCGAGCCACCAGCGGCTACACCGTAAGACCTGCCTGTAGTGATAGCGTTTTGGTTAGCAGCTAGGAAGATAAACTGCCAGTCATGGTGCGTTTGCTTATCTGTGATTAGCTCATGGATGGAAGACTTGTTGAACTTAGTGCTAGAGTTCTCGTGACCGTCAGTGACAATTACGATAATTACCTTGTTTGGTTGGTCAACCGTAAGCTGTGTCGCAATGTGGGTTGAGACACGGTTAATGGTTTGGCCAATAGCGTCCATAAGAGCCGTCATTCCACGAGGGACAAAATCCTTGTGGCCTAAGATAGGCATCTCACTAATAGGAACGTTATCGTGAACGACCTCATACACATCATCGAACTGTGCGTAGGTTAGCCTAGTTCCGTCAGGGTCCTCCTTCTGCTGCCTAATGAAAGTGTTTAGACCTTCAATAGTAGGAGTTCGGATACTATCCATTGAACCGGATCGGTCAATGACCATCGCGATGTAAGTGTTATTCTTCTTTGTCATCAGTTTCTTCATCTTTCCCTTGTTCAGGGGGTTTCTTGTAGTCTCGGCAAATGGAGCACGCTTTTACACCGAGATGTTTTCTCCACACGATGGCGCACTCACCGTGTATGTCACAGGCAAAGACCTTTGCCTTAATTTTGCTGTTGCCTCAGCCCGTGCAAGCTACCACACGGAGCGTGTCTGTGCCCCTGTGAATGCAGTCTAATCTAATTTGCATCACTACGCAGTTGTCTGTGGGATGAACGACATCATTCCATCTGCTGCCCTGTAAAAAGCACGCCTAGCGTCACTCTCTCGGGTATAGTCAATAGCGGACTGTGCTAAAACAGTTCCATTTTGGTGGACCAGCTTCCACTTCCACCGACCGCACACCTTACTAATTATGAAATCGTACTTCACGTTGCTACTCCTTGTAGGTCTACGTAGTTTAACATAGACCTCTGACATTAGGAGAAGAACGTATCGACTTTTTCTTGAGGTAAATAGGTTGGAGACTGTGGAAAACTCTGCTCGATGTACTGAGGAGTAGGGCGCTCTCCGAACGGGTTTAGACCGCTAGTGTCTACGCCCCTAGACTTCGCCCACAGATCAATGTCTTGGGTTGCTGTAGCATCGCCTTCAAGCTCACCAGTCCATTTAGAGATTCCGTAGAACCTGAATTGCATCTTTGGCCAATCTTTCACGTGGCTCTCTTACGCCTATTGTAAGCAGCCGCTGCCGCTTTATCCTTAGGGGTAAGAGGTGCGGGGGCCAAGCTTCTTCGGCGCCGCTCAACTGCTGGGACCTCTGGGACATTCCCCTTCCTGTACTTGTAGAAAGTGAGCGACGGGCTCCTTAACCCTGGTGCAGAGCTAACGAACACAAGTCCGTAAAGTCTTTTAAGAAGCTCACTCATCTCAGTTACAACAATGTCTCCTGCTATTATTACCTGAACCATACTACTAGATATTCTAACATTATTTATGTTAGGTTTTTTGTGGTGCTGTTTAGGTCTTAATTTACCAGCTTTAATAGCCATTTCTAGAGCATGCTGTATGTCTAGTCCAGACGACTCTGTTAGCAACTCCTCTCTGAGTGTTGGCCTAAGTTCTAGTAGGTGCTCCCATTTACTCATATTGAAAGTCCCAGTGTGGTAGCTTTATATCTGGGTCTGGGTGGTTGTCACTCCAAGCAACACCATGCCCTAGTGCCTCTGCAGCTAGGTAGTGGCCAAAGAGTTCAGGTTCTGGATGCCTGTGGTGTCTCCCAGGCATGTTCTGGGCTACCCAGTAAAGCTGGTTAATGCTTAGTCTGTTTAACCGCTCTATACTCTTAATCAGCGCAGCACCAGATCGTGTTGCCCTCCTAGGTGTAGCAGGTGCCATGTCATCTATTTCACCACCTCCAAGATTAGTGCCATGTTGCTCTTCTCTATCCGCCCACGCAAAGAGGAACAAACCTCTAGCAGCCCCTTCAGTAACCTCATCTTTGACATCTTCCACATCTCTAATGGGTGGAGCATTGTCCTTTAAGACTGTAGCAACGTCTTGGCCTGACCGGCGCTCGTAGCGTAACCAAGCTTGCTGATCCGCAGAACTTTGTGACTGCTGCCATTTCTGGTACAGCAACCTACTATCTTTATCAGACTCTAGTAAGTAACCCCACTTCTGCATTTATTCCTACCCACATTTAGTGTGCCCACAGTCATCGCATATGAGACACTCTTGCCATATGAGGTTGGGGCTACCACACTCAAGGCATTTTAGCGATGAGCGAACCTTCTGTCCATCCTTGATATACTTCTTGAGAACTCTGGACATTACTTTATTGAAATCGGAGATGTTTCCAGTTTTTCCTAGCTGCTCTACTAAGAAGTCTATTGGAGTTCCATGACGCAACGCGGCAGACACCAAGCGTGTAACCCAGGCCATTTCAGGCGTAGCTAGTGCCTGCGCAATATCGTCAATAATGATTGAGTCACCATTTTTGCCGATGTGTAGACGATACTTTCCTTGAGACTTTCTAATAAGCCGACCTGTCTGGTATTTCTTAGGAACAGACACGGCTCCTGGGTATCCCCCGAATAGCTCGTAAGGCTCACCGTCTAGAAGCCCTACTAGTGCGATATACTTAGCTCCAAGAACACTGGTGTGGTGAATGTCACAAATAAGCTCCTTAGGCCGCTTAGGTGCTTGCATACGCACAACACCCTCCGGTCTACCAGAAGGAAGAAGTTGCACATCACTAGACTTCCTAATAACCTGATCTCTAGACCCGTCAACGTAAACAGTGATTCCCTTTAGCTTGTTCTTCCAAGCCTCTAGGTAGATACCACTAACCACGTCAGAAGACGTTCCTCTAGGTAGGTTGATTATGGAGCTAATGCTGTGGTCGATGTACTTCTGCTCAACACCCTGCAGCTTGACCCTAAACTCCCAGTCAATCGCGTCAGACTCTACAAAGAAATCAGGTAGGTCGTTCTTATCAGCATCAGAAACCGTGTCCAGGTAATTCTGAACGTTAGGGTGGAATATCTTAAACTCCTGCCAATGGTCACCTAGCTCGTCTGTGTGGTCAACACGGACCCCACCGTCGTTAGCATTGACCTTCTTCCTACGGGTCCTGCTGATCGCGTAGAGAGGCTCTACACCACTTGACGTGCTAAAGCGGTTGAAGGTGCGTCCTGTCCTACTACAGAGTGACACAGAGCCTGTAGGAGCCTGTGTGAGGCTCGCTATGTTTCGTCTTCCGTGCCATTGAATACGTTGTTGAGTTTCTGGACATAGGCTCTTAATGAACTTGTTGTCCTTCTCGATCTCCCAGTCCCAGTCTGGGAATGGGCCTCGCTCGACAGCTAGATCCACACTAGCATTGTAAGTGGTATGGCTAAACTCCGAGTAAAGCTTGTCTATGAATGCTAATGCTTCGTCAGAGTCATATTTGATACCTAGTTGGGCTAACATATCTCCTAGCCCGTGCGTGCCTAGACCTGTCCTCCTACCATCGTGACCAGCATCCCATAGCTTCTTCCACAGGCCGCGCTCTCTAGGTGTATTACAGGAATCCATGATCCTCTCAATACACTCAAGCTCTAGGTCAACCAAGTTGTCCGACATACGGACGGCAGTTCTAACATCAGTTAAGAACAGGTCCCAATCAAAGGACGCGTTTGGCATCGAAGCTGACTTCGCGTAGCCAACCCGGAATGGGTTGAGCACGTAGCCTGTGAGGTTTAGAGAGATTAAACGGCAAGCGTCGTAAGCACTGAGAGCAATCTCACTGCACGGGTTCGTGCTAATGGTCTTAAACTTAGGATAAGAGTTAGCTGGCAAATACTCTGTGATAGTGTTCCAGAAGATAGCACCAGGCTCAGCGGAGTCTGTGGCACATTGTATAGCTAGATCCCACACCTCTCTAGCTCTAACCATCCTACGTAGTTTCGGGTTCTTACTGTCTACAGGCCACCGTTGCTCATACTCTTTATCATCAACAACAGCCTGCATGAACTCGTCTGAGTAACGAACGCTAACGTTGGCACCAGTTACCTTAGTCTTGTCCATCTTCATAGTTATGAATTTAGCAATGTCGGGATAGTGCACATCCATGGTAACCATCAGAGCGCCACGCCTTCCAGATTGGCACACCATTCGCGTAACGTAGGAATAAAAGCCACCAAAAGACCATGCACCGCTTGTGGTCTTAGCTGCGTTGTTGACTAACATGTTCTCTGGTCTAAGTGTAGAGATGTCTACCCCAACACCACACCTACGCTTCATTAACTGAGCTAACTCCTCACCCGTCTGAAAGATGCCTTCCATGGAGTCCAGTGGGCTGTCAACTACAACACAGTTACTAGCACTCATCACTTGGAACGGGTTGCCCACTGCTGCCATCGGGGAACCCTGTGGGACAATGCGCTCTAGATTGCGTAGTGCATCTTCGTACACAGCTAATTGTGTATTGAAGTCTAACCCATACTTGTTGGCGTCAATCCTAGCGAACTCCCACGCTAGGCGATGGTGCATAGGTGTTGGTGTAGCCTCTGCGTAGAGTCCGGCTTTGTCTCTTAGGGCGTATTTGTCTAAGAAGACTTTTGCTGGTAGCTCTGCTCCGTAGAAGTACTTTAAGGCTTTAGGATAAGCTTCTTCATAAGTCTCACGAGTCTTTGGGACTTCATACCGTGTAACGAGCTTAACGCTCTGCTGTTGCGTGGAGTGCGACATACTAATCCTCAGACTGTAACTACATGCTTAGTTTTTAAAACTAGCTCTTGCTTCCAACGGTGTCTTCCCCACATCGCGTAAAGCCAATCTAGTTCGAACGAGATATGTTGTCGTTCTGTCCTAGTTGCTGCTACTGCTAATGTGCCCACGCCAGAGAAAGGATCTAACACCATATCACCCTTGTTAGAGAACACTTTAATAATGTCTCCCCACAAGTTGTCGGGCTTTTTTGTTGGGTGTAGATAGTCCTTCTGTAAGCCATGGTAGAAAATACCATCTTCGTAACCTTTGGCCGCTACTCTGCGCCCACAAGCACCACAATACTTGGTCCCGCTTGCTAAGTAAGGCTTGCAACAAGGTTTTAACGTGGTAGGTGCACCGTCTCTGTTAAACGTCCACTTAGCACCTGGCTTAACGGCGTAGACAGCATACTCCATACGCTGGATAACACACCTATCACGGTTTCTTGGGATAGGATCAAACTTGTACCAGTGTAGCTGGCGTTTGACCACCATTCCTAAAGACGTAAGTGCTTTAGAGATGTCTCCAAGGTTCTTCCAGTCATTGAAACTTATAAAAGTTCCACCAGGCTTAAGGGCAGTTACCGCGTCACTTAGCCAGTCTAGTTGGTTGAAGTCCCCGTCCCAGTCGAAAGCAATGCCACGCCTACCCATCGTGTGTAGGTTGTTCTTTTGAGTCACATTGTAAGGTGGGTCGGTTAGGATTAAGTCAATTGAACCAGGTGTGACCTTTTTAAGTAGGTCCGTTGCGTCACCCTCATGGATACCTTGTCTGAGTGCCATAGCGCCTCACTTGGTCCAAAGTATACCAAGTGCTCACTAGATTTGGTCTGACCACTCAGACTTTTCTAAGAGGAGAGGACGCTTTTTCCCCTTCAACTCTACCATCTCCCAGGAGATACAACAGTCTCCGTCTACATCATAATCACAAGGATACTCTTTGAGCATGTAGCCGTGCTGCTCCTCAAGGGTAAGCTCGTGGTCCCAGTAGCCGTCAATACCACTATCAGAGCTTTCAGTGGACCATACGATTACATAGATACGCTTCTTCATAGTGGAGTAACGTCTACAATGTTCTGGTAGCTACTAAAAAAGGGGATACGCCACCCAGCTACAGTAAACCGGTACTTCTTTCCTGGCTCAATATTGTTGTAGACATCAGAAGCATTGAACTTTCCGAACAAAAAGCTATCCGTGTTTTCGTAGACACCTCCACTAGTGTAGATAAGGTACTTACTTCCATTAGTGATCGCGACACTCTCTTTGTTTTTAACCACAACAGTAACTACTTCAGCAGATGTCCTGTAGCAAGCTGGGTAAGCAACAAAAGCAGCTATAACAAGCGCAACTGCAAACAAACTTACAACGTTCTTTGCAACTCGCCTATTCTTAGTTTGGTAACGGTAGTTCACATAGTCCTCCTGGGCTCTGAAATATAGTAGCACTAAACCAAGGGGCCAAAGCATTACACTTTGGCCCCTTGTTTGTAACTAAGGCCCGTCACGAAGCACGCGGTATCCCGCGCTACAGATTACGAACTCATACGTGCCTTCCAAGCGGGCGACTAGCCCTAGCTTGTAGAGCGCTACCACAGTTTGGCCATAAGGCTCGGCTCGGTAGCTTCGCCTCATTTCTGCCAGCTTGTGGAATTGTGCGTCTGTGACCTTCACTTGGTGTAAACCTACTCTTCGGAGGAGTCAGTTGTATCTGGTGTATAGTCGATGACAAGCTGCTCAATCAATGTCTGCGACTCAACGTCGAACTGAGTGGTAACCTGTTCCACGTAAGCGAGCACAGGAGCAGTCTTACCACGACGCTTAACAGCACGCTTCTCAGACACGTTAATGGTAAGGATGAACCTACCACCACGGGGCCGCTTGATGTTACCACCAGCTACTCTTGAATCGTAGTCAAGACTAAAGCCAAGCTCGGTAAGTAGGCTAACTACGAGTTGAAGGTGAACAGGATTGTCGAACTCTTCTGTATGCTTGTAAGCACTACCAACGTAGCTCCTTACCTCTTCGACAGAAGGAACACCCGTGTCCTCATACTGCGAGACAACTAGAGGAGTTGTCCGTGGGCGGCCAGGCTTACGCTTAACAGGGATGTCAGAGGTGCTAGCTTCATCTTCTGTATCCTCTTCTTCCGCTTCTCCGTCGTCTTCGAATTCTCCTTCGATGTATTCAGCATCTTCGAAATCTGAGTCCACCTCCTCCTCGAAAGCATCGGCAGTTAGAGACTCCTCAATGTCCTGGTAGTGGCCCTCGTCAACAAGTTGCGTAATGAAGCTCTGCTTGACCTTGTTACGGTCAACTAGACGTTCACAGATCTTATGGAATCGAGGGCTGTCTACAGTATTGTTCTCATTGAAGAATACTTCAAAGACCTCACGGTTGTTTGCAACCGAAACTATACTGTGCGCGTCTAGCGCCTGCTCCAACCACTTTGGCATCGTAATCTTCGTAGCCATCTTAGTAACTCCTATTTGTGCTTTCCAAGAGCGGGGCGGTTCCCGGCTCGTGGTGGCGATACTAAAGCAAGACCCTCTAACAGGCAAGCACCAAAGTCGGACTCTCTAGCGGGCAGCCTTGAGGCGCCGCAGGTGGGTCTCTCTGGAAACAGACCTCCTTATACGGTCGAAGTACTCCTGACTGACAGGTCTAACTGATATTGCACATCGGCAGTTAGCCAAACAAGTTGTGTGCCCGGAAGCTGGTGTTATAGGGATGTTAAACTTCGTATAAGGTCCGTGCGTTGCCATGTATTTACACTGCGCACAAATTTTAACATCTAGCTTAGCTATCCAAAACAACGCGTGGTTAGGCGGCGTAACAGCTACCCTTCCTGCGTAATAGACAGACCCTATAGTGGCCACGTACATACCAATCCTGTGTGGCCACATCTTCGGCTGTTTACGATTCTTAATATCTGTCAAGAATCTATTAAGGTAGATAGTCTCTTGCCTAAACGCAGAGTCAATCCACTTCTTATCTTTTGGAAGCATCAACGGAGAGCCACCGGCTGTGAGAGAGGCTGAAGTTCCAGTTGATTTAAGTCCGTACACGTAGGCTTTATCATAAGCGTCTCTTAAGATACTTTTGAACGCTTTCGAGTAGTTCTTAAAGTTCCCTCGCTTCTTATCTGTATACTCCGTTGTCAACGCAAGTAACCTAGCGTGAGTTCGCTGAAGAAGCTTTTCTAGTAACTTCCGGGCAGAAGACCTAGCCTTGGCCTTATCCTGTTGGAAGGAGGACCCTTTAGTAGTTGCGTAGGCTAGTGTGACATCACGAGAGATGTCGTCTGTTCTACCTAAATGCTTAGCTTCAGTTAGACTGTGATGAGTGTCGTCGCACTCGTCAAGTCTCTCTGGAAGCCCTTTGAGGGACGAAACTTTAAGTGGATTCGCTTTGGAACAGTCACACGCTTCTCTAGTAGTCCACTCCAAAATGTCCGCTCCTTAGAGACACTAGGAGTTAGTACTCCTATGCCAGATAACCTAACTTCATGCCCATCCATGAGGGAGTTAGCTACAACATCAAAAAGGTCGTTTATCACCTTGTGTGCGTCCTTCTTAGTGTAACCTTTTTCAGCTAAAGCTTCAGTCAAATCTTTCTTGTTCATATTCATCTCTTACTAATCTTTAAGTGGGGGTAGGGGGTTGTGTGCCCAATTATCTGGGTAGGTTGTGGTGCTCTCACGTGAGATCTTACCAAGAAGCCAAGCCTCCATCAGCGCCTTACCACTTTCAGGATTACTCTGAACTAACTGCACTAGCTTGTCAGCGTCTGCGGCTGTCGCCTGTCCCTGACCTTCAACGTCGGGCATGTTACCCAAGAACATTTCTACATCATCGTCAGACATACGTAGGAAGTTTCGCATACCCCACTTCAACCACTTTGTCTGGTCGATTACATCAGGTGCTTGCATCCCTATGTTCATAGCGGTCTGCAACATGTCCATTCTAAGCTGGTATGTCTTGCTGCGCATTAGTTCGTCTAGATAGGAGATCGGGGACATACCAATCTTGAATGAATTTTTAGGATCCTCTGGGTCAATTCCCTTATAAACTAGTTGTATAGCAACCAGCCGACGAACGCCAGCCAAGAATGCTTTCCTAATTGCCTTGATAGTAGACGCGAACCTTGTGCTCTGAGACGAGAGTCCTGTCTCACTAGACAGTCCACTAGAGTTATCTTCAAATCCCATGTAACCTCTAGGGATACGGAGGGCTCCGAAGACTTTGTTTCGTTGGTACTCAACATCAACAATGTCGCTAATGTTCGGGGTTCCCTGCAATTTGTCCACACGGGACTGTGAACCTTCCCTGACGGGCCAGAACAAGTCAGCGTCGATGCTGTTATGCACGTAAACACCTGACCTAAAAGAACTTACGTCAGTGCTTACATCGATGGAGAAGTTGTGGTGCTCTTTTACTGTGATATCAAAAACGGGAATTTTACGTCCACTAGGGACAACGCTTACCACACAGTGGTTGGGAACCTTCTGGGTAAGCTTCCACTCGTGGAACGGGTTCTCCTTCTTGAAGTCCTTGGGCAACTTCTGCCAGCTTCTGTAGACAGCGAAGTTCTGCTTAGACATCTTCTTACCAACAGCACGACTTTGGTCAGACTTGTTGTAAACCTCAGCGTGGAGCTTACCGTTTTTAACCTGTGCCTTACGCATCTTCTCACGATACTCAGGATCGTTCTCCCAAAGATCAGTTACCGTCTTCCTAAGAGTTTTGGAAGCCACCGTACGGTGCTCAGCAGATTTGTTGTATTTGGTTAGGTTGATAGGCCCCCAAACCTTGCCAATACGCCTAGCGTTCTCTCGTGTCCACTCTTTGTTCTCTTCAACCCACTTACCCAAGCCCTCGGCGTAGTTAACTCCATGAAGTTCAAAGTGCTCTTTGTGTGGCATCAGTTCTAGATTAGACGGACAGTTGTTGAGCTTATTGAAATCCTTGTGGTGGGCTACAGTGCCTGGACGGTAACCTCCTAAGCACTCGTGTACAACCAACTGGTGAACATACCTCCAACCCCCAGAGTTATCATCCCACACCTGCTCGTAACCATTCAACGTATCTCCATCGTCCTTAGAAGAGATCTTGGTATACGTAGCAGCAAGAGAATCCCCTTCCTCCAACTCGATAGCCTTCTTGTAAGAACCATCCTTCAACATCCAAGGGTGGTCAAACGTGCATTCTTGCTTAGACCCATTATCCAACGTAACGTAACAGGTTTCCTTCTCCCCGCTGCACCTAGGGTGATAGCCGAGACCAGGAATGGTGTTCCCTTCAGAGTCTTTTGAGAGGACCCACTTCTCTTCGTTCGGTGTCTTAACCCACTCGTCAAACGTAATAGACCCACCGTCTGCGAGCATTACCTTGGTGTTCCCACTGAAGCACTGTGGGTTCCATTGAGTACTGTAGTTTCCCGCGCCCTTGTTCAAGTGTTCCCTCTTCTTGATAGACTTACGCCATCTATTAACAATGTCGTAAGCCTCCTCAGGGGTCGCGTTACCTACATCGACGTAGTATATGATTCGGTCAGCAGCTTTAGTCATCCTATAGACAACCAAAGAGTCCTCAACCATCTTCAACTGCTCCCAAGCGGAAGCAGCAGGGAATAGAATAGAATCTCCGTAAAGGTCATCTCTACCACGGGATGGCATTCTAAAGTGAACGATCTCCCAAGGACGCCATTTAACACCACCATCCTTTTTGTTGGCTGCCTTGCTCTTGTTGCCTTGTATATTAGGCTTGAACCCTAGTAATTTGCCATGCTCTTGAATCCTGGCAATATTAATAGGAGGAGGTGACTGCATGTTAATAATGTCACCAGTCTCGCTATTGTGACTAAGAGCATCAAAGCGATCACCAAACTTAACCATCTCACGAATGATACCTGGACCACGCTCCTCCATACCAACGCGATCAAATAATTGCTTACCTATTCTAACGATGTCAGCGTTAGGAGAGTCAACCCAAATACTAGCGTCGTGCTCAAGGTCGTAGACAAAAGTCTCCTCAACATAGAGATCTAGAGCACTAGCTATTAACTCGTACTGATCCATCCTCTCGTAGTTACGGTATCTTGTTGCCCTTTCAGCAGGTCGTGTAGTCTGTTGGTTGTAGTAGTTCCACGCAGCGGACTCGCCATACTGCTGGGCACCACTAGAGAACGGATGTTTTACCTTAGATACAGGTTGGTCTAACCCGAAGTAACGCCTAACACCAAAAAAGTCTAAAAGTCCCATAAGTCTTCGCCTTGTTGAACACCAGTAATATACCCGTCGTTAGTCTTTACCTTCTTAGCAAAGGCACTCTTTGGCATAGTGTTGACGTGAACTGGTTTGTCTCTGTGGTTTGGATAGATTGTTCTATCTCTTATTGCGCTGAACACCGCGCCGGCTACCGCATCAGCGCAATCCTTACTTCCATCTGGTGGGTGGTCTATCTTGACGTACTTACCTCTAATGGTTCTCTGTAGTTGTCCAATTTCATCAATGAACGGCTCAAAGTGGTACATGTGTAGTCGCTCTTCCATCAGCATGTCTTTCAGACAGTCGTAAGCGTCTGTTTTACGGTCCACTGATTGTAGCTCTGCTTTCAGTCCTGCTTTGTTTAAATCTTGGATACTCGACGCACTTTGATATCCGTCGTACGTGATCTTACCAAACCTATAACCATTCCTACGTAAGTAAAGAAAGAATTCTCGAATAGCTGAAATGTCGATCTCACCTCCAGACGCAGCCTTGATACGAAGAACAAAGTCTACGTTTACTTCTAGGGCAGCTATATCGTAGTACAAGGCGTCTCTAATCTGACGTTTCTCGTGACGCATTCCAGCAACGTGGGTAACAGCTATACCGGCTGCGTCACCGTTCAACGCGAGGTCAACGTATGCAAATCGTGTAGCGTCTGGATTGATCTTCGGAGCATAGCGTGACCCAACAACCTTACATACATCTCTAATCTTAAAGTAGTCTGAGATACGTGGCATGTCTGCGTAGTCGAGTTCAATAGTTTCGAATGTAAATGGGTGCGTCCACTTAACTCCGTCAGAACACTTAAGAAGCTTGGTTCGGTCTTGGAGATAGTTTGAGATAGCGTATAGCGGTAGTCCTGCGACATCACAAATGGCTTTGTCTATGTTATTCTCAAAGACAAGTTTATGCTCTACAGGGACATCAATGATAGTCTGGTCCTTCGGGTTTCGCTCACCGTCCCTAAGAATCTTGGATGGTTTAAACTTGTTACCAACTGCAACTCTAAAAGTGTCTCCTGTGTAGTAGTCAGGTGGTCTGGTTTCCCACAGTGCGTATTCAGAGATGTGCACACCCTTTTGTCCAGCGAATGTAGCCATGTGCTTCTCAAGGAAGTCTGTCTCTGTGTTACGGGATGAAACTACGCAGAGGAGTCCTGGTGTATACCCACGGTATTGATACTGACCTGTAATACGCGCGCGGATTTGGTAGTAGAGCTTAAACGCTTCACCTAACGCACCTCCCTTCATAAAGTTTGCCTCGTCAATGATAACGCAGATCATCGCTCGACCTAGTGCGTGAAGCTCCTTTGACCCAAAGTTAACTTTGATTCTATTGGGAAACTCTAGTCTATAATTTATCTTCTTATTTCTAGGAAAATACTTTTTGAAATATGGAGAAGAATCTACAAAGTTCTTAATATAGTCGAACGCAGTTTCCTCAGCTTCAGCTAAACGAACTGAGAATATACCGAAGTAAATAGCTGTATTAGGATCACCAAGCCCTAGGAAAGTCTGTGGATTTTTAGTGCAGGACAATACGTACAGTTTATAGGTTAGTGCTACTGACGCTGCGTAGGTATTGTGCACAACGATATTGTTGCAAACAAAGTTTCCTGTTTCTGGCACAGTAAGATCGTAAACAGGGAGCACCCCTATATCCTCTACTGATTTAATCTTCTCCCACCTAAGATCGTTAAATGCGAAATGGCTGTATTTTCCAGTGTAGCCAGTCTCAAGAACCATCCTTTGAAAACGCTCTCGTGTGATTGTTTTACCTGGGCAGCCCCATTTCTCTCTGAAGTGTATTGGCTTTCCTAACTCTGTATGAATCTCAGTCATCTCAGGTTGGCCTATAGGAATCACATCATTAGACGTATGCCTAGACTTAGATGAAATAGCATCCCTTATATTCTTACAGTAATCTTCTTTTCCTAAGATGTCGCCAATCTCATCTAAGAACTTCTGGCAGTTGTCTTCTCCTGCTATGGTAAGCCTCCAAGAATCAAACCACTTACCGTTACACTTAGCCCTCTTGTATCGCTTATTCGCATGAATACCTAAGCGGAGCAGGAGGAACTGTAGGTCATCAATAAGTAGCTCAGACGCTAGACAAGTCTCAATAACAGGCTTCGGTCTTCTACCTTGATAGGGCTTACCTAAGTTCAGCCATCCATCACAGGACCAGAATCTGTTTAAGAACAGTTTAACGTGCCTGTCCGACAGGCCATAAAACTCTGCAGGAAGCCTCTTGTGAATAGATTTCTTCTTTAGTCCCCACTTTTTAACAATAGGATTTACACCTACCACAGACACCGTAGTAGCCGCACTTGGCTTAGTAACACGACCAAGGTGGCCACCAAGCGCTGTCAGAGACTCTTCAAACTCCTCGTGTAGCACATCAAGCTCATTGGTAAATGTGTTACTGCTTGTACAACCACCATCAGCCATCAGGTAAGCTACAAACTTCACCTCATCATCACTGATGTCAAGCGTCGTCTCAGGAGGTGGTAACCGTCTCGGAGTCGCTACGTAGTCTCCTACCTTAAGATCTCCAGCGTTAATCCAACCTATAGGAGTATAGATTGGGTGGTCATCACTGGGGTGTATGGCTTTACCACTTGTTGTAGTTACACGAATACAGGGCTTAGATCCTGACGCGAAAGATGAGCACTGCTGTATGGCTATCGTCTGATCTTTCTCTGTCATTGACGGAACAGAGAACTCCCCAAGCTCAGCTACTGATCTTCTCCTACCATTCTTAGTGTCATAACATAAGTCCTTACCTGATAAACACTTACCACCACGAATGCTGCCTGTCAAAATCCATTCAAAGGTATCACTACCTGGACGGAACATATGATTTAGTTCGTCCATCCAAACAGGATAAATTCCGTCACAAGAATGCCCTAAATAAAACGGGTCTTTAACAAATGTCTCAATGTCCACAGGCTTTCTAATGAAGTCAATCGAGTACATCCGCTCAAGTGTGTCAGACTTCCCCTTATCCATTTGCTCTCTAAGCATTTGGATGGTCCACTGCTGTTCCTCCTCAGTTAGACCACCAAGGATTTCAGCTACCTTATTGATATCTATATCTTTGTTGTCTGATAGTGCTTTTAGGATCTCGTCTTTAGACAGCATAGGTTACCCAACGTCTATTGTGTTGTCGTCATCAGCGTCAACATCTGCAGAGCCGAAAGGATTATCACCACCACCGAAAGCCTCCAAGAGTCCACCAACTGCATGGCGAATGGACTCTCTAGACTTAGCATCTGGAACGTCTTCCCTGCTTAAAGTCAGTGACCTAGCGTCTACCATGTTAATAAGAATTTGAGCACCGGTTGTTGCATCCTCAGACGCCTTGTCAACAAAAGCAATGTTCTCTTTGACGATAGACTCTACTGTTTTCAAAGCCTGGAGTAGTTCAGTAGTCTCCATCATAGCTACACGTTCAGGTCTGAAGAGGTTCTCTTGAATGTCTTCTGCAATGCCTACAAGGTTGGCTACACGCTTCATGCGTTGCAGCGCGAGCACAGACATGAATATGGACGAACGATCCCTAGACTCAGCTAGAAGGTGCCTAAGCCCGTCTTTTGACGATACCTGTAGGTCTTCTCCGTTCGCGGCCCACCCAGCTATCTTATTAAGAACATCTTCCGGGGTCTCAGTGATCCCTGTGTGGATCTTCTTAGCTGGTAGCTGCGGGTTATCATCGTCTATGGATACGTCAATAGGATCTGACATAGTTAGTAGTGCTTCTGCATATCTTTGTAAACGGAAATTACGTCTTTTACATCCATATCGTAACGGACAGCCAATTCCTTTACAATATCAGACTTTTTTCTATTTCTAGACTTATCGTTCTC